TCATTACGCACAACATAATTGCCAAAGCTCTTTAGTTGAGCAATTTCTTCACTCATGTTGATAATACTTTTGCCAAGATCGTCGTAAGGAACACCACCGTTGGCCACATGTCTCTGCATTGCACGAGCGCCTGCTAGGTGAATGAACGGATACTTAAAACGTTCACCGTCTTGATTTTCCACAAACAGTCCAGAAATGTTTCTGCTTCTAGCACCGGGTGCTGCATCATCCATAACTGCTTGACTGTGTTTGATAATTAGACGTGTATCCATTAACTTTTGATAACTAACGGTCTTTGATCCGTATAGTGCGCTTTCACTCATAATGCTTTCTCCAACAGGTTTAACCACTGTGTTTGGTTGTTCTTTAGGTTGATTGTTTTGACTTAGAAATTCATAATCTCGTTGATCTAGATTATCTTTAGCAATATCTCTAGTGTCAAACGCCATTAGTCTACGCTTGGCAAACTGTCTTAACTCTTTTAAAAATCCGTACCAATTTGTTTTTTGATTGCCGTCCATTGACTCTGTAATTCCTGTAGAGAAATATACCTTCAGTGAACTTTGTTCTGCTAGGCTAATACTAACATGTCCAATGGCTGTTTCACCTTCCATATAATCAAAATCAAAGAAGCGAGCATCCTCGGGATTGATAGTGATAGCGCCGCTACTATCGCCTAATTTTAGGCCTTTGAAGCGGCTTCTAATTTTATAGAATAAATCGGTGGCTATATTGTTTGTTGCGTCCATAGTTATATTTATCAAAAACCACTAGACACAAATATCGGCATTGGCATTTGATCTTCGGTTATTTTTTCTGTCATTTTTTCGTAGATCTTGGGATCCCAGTCTGATAATATGCCAGCCATTCTTATGATTAGTAGCATAGCACTTACTAGGTCGTCGTGTTCGCCTGTTTTTGCGCCAAATCCTACTCCGTGTGCTACGAACGTCTTTAATTCAGAAATTAAGGGTTTACTAGAAATTTTCATTTTTCCTGTTTCTAACATGTGTTTAACCTGGCTACAAGCAGTGATTTTTGACTTGTGAGTAGTATTAAATCCTTTTCTGAATTTGCGTACATGACCCTTACGAATCGGCTCAGAAAGGAATAAACCTGGAAAATTCTCTTCACCTATGTTATTGATCACAATTAGAGCAGCTTCACCTAGAGTGTTATTTTCCACCGAATAGTATAGTTGAGGAGCACTGCCTTTTTCCATACCACGGTCTTGAATGTACTTGCATATTTCTCGTAGATGTTTAACCTGTGCTTGTATAGGAGTTAGATTATGTCGCCACTCTGCTACCTGTTCCATACTAGGCATTTCAAATACTTGAATAGCACCATAGTCTCCACCTGTGCCTAAGCTAGGATCTAACGACACTAGGTATGTTGCCCTAGGATCAATGTCTTTGTACCAGCGGGTTTGACCCATGGTCATTATAGGATCAATACCTTTCATTTCTGCAAGACGTACTGCGTTGATTAGCGTTTCGTCAAAAATCAAGAACTCGCAATCAAACTCACGGCGGAAACGTTCTTCACCAATCTTACTACGCTCAGTTTGTGCCCATTTGTCATCGCGGTCTGGATGCTCTGCCCAATGTGCAAAGAACGAAGCAAATCCGTTTTGACCTAATTTTTGTTCGTTGCCAAACTCATCAAACTTCTTATTAGCTTCTGTCCAAATAAGCGCAAACTGATCTTCATCACTGTTTGGGGTTGATGTAATAATACACTTACCACCTGTTGATAATGTAGGTGATAGTGCAGTCCAGAACTCTTTGGCTTTTTCTGGTGGTTGCACAAACGCAAACTCGTCACAATAAATTAACGAAAGAGATTTACCACGACCTGTATTTTCTGTAGTAGTTGTTGCCTGTATACGTGCGCCATTATCATATTCAATGGTGTTTCTATTATAACTGTGTACCCCAGCACGAATAAAGTCGGGCAAGTTTTCATAACCATATCGATAGCGGTTCATAATATCTTGCGCACCTTCATACTTGTGAGCAGCAATTAACACCTGTGCTTCTGGAATAAACATTGTATACCATAATAGATAACCAGTAGCACACGTGGTCTTGCCCATCTGTCTAGGCAACATGGCAATACACTGTTTATTATTGTGATAAGATTCAATTAGACGTTCTTGATATTCATAGGGCTCAAAGGGAATTGAACCTCGAACAGGATGTTGAATTTTTAAAAAGTTTTTACAAAAATACAATGGACCAGTTATAGGATCCATGCAGGCTTCAAGATGCTTGACTTCCTCTAGGGTATACCTTTGAGGAGCATGAGCTTTCTTAATTAATACGCCATCTAATGATTTTGACATAGTGTTATTTACATAAAAAAAGCACCCCGAAGGATGCTTTTTGGTATTGCTGTAAACTAATTATTTTTTCAAACGGCCGTCTTTTTCAGCAGACTTCAACATGGCTGCACGATCTGCATAGCTACCACGCTTGACATCTTTGGCAGCATCTTTTTCACCTTGTGTAGGATTCTTAACATGCTTTAAAGGGTCAAACTTAGCTTCTGCTAAACGAGCACGTAGTTCTTCTTTGATACTAGCACGTAGTTCTTCTTTGCTTTCGTAAGCGCCAGCAGCCATAGGATTGTCGCCACGATATGGTTTACCGCTAAAACTTTTCTTTGGCTTGTTTAAGTCGTCGCCGTCTGGAATAGCAGCATCCATGCCGCGATATTCTTGATCTGGTGCGTCAGTAGGAGCATTACCAAATGCTTCTTCCTTGTCTTTCTTGCCATCTTTTTCGTCGTCTTTTTCCATGTCGTGATCGTCCATGTCATGATCGCCGTCGCCGTCACGATCGCCCATAGACTTTTGAATAGAGTCAATGCCTTTATCGTCACGGTCTAGATCACCCATTGGAGGCATATTGTCTGCATCCATGTCACTAGGACCACCCATGTTATCTGCATCAGGTTCACTGTGAGGTTCTTTTTTGTCTAAGTCAGGCAACATTTTTAATGGACCTGAATCTAGATTGCCTAGATCACCTATACCTGGCATTGGTGGTTTGATACTCATAATACTAGGTTCTGCACTAATTGGAGGCATCGCCATTGGTGCTGGTTGATTAATCATGTCTGGATTGACTTTGGTCATCAACTTCATTAATTCAGCAATGTTGTCCATGCCCTGTGCATTGAGGTTCACGCTCATGCTTGGAGGCGGCTCATCTGGTTTAGAAGGAATAGTTGGAGCAGGCATTCCCATAGGATCTCCGCAAGCTTCTACTGCTGGTTGGTCAAGCTCGCGCATTCTTTGCATTAATTCATTGAAATTCATATTAACTCCCTAAGGCGCTTTTTACGCCTGTCTTATCAGTTTTGGCCTTAGGCAGTTTATACTCTGACTGACCGTTGTCTTTCTTTTGTTGTTTAGCAACTTTGCTTAAATCTTTTAAGAAGCTCTTGTTAAAGTCATCTCCAAAGAAATCTTTGTGTTTGACATTAGCGGCTTCCTTATACTGACTGTCTGTTAATAACCCGTCAGCGTTTAAAATTTCTGTTTCACCTTGATCAGTTTCGGAAGATTCGTTGCTGCCTCTTACTCTAAAACAAGTTTCATCTAAGCCCATGCTCTTGATATCACTACTGATTTCAGGACCTGTAATTGGGTATTCGCAAGCAACTTCAAATACGTGAACTTCACAGTTCTTCATGGTTGGAAAATCCATGGGCACTGCCTGGATTGGTGTTGTACTGATTTTTTCCATTTTCATAACTTTACATCTTTCTAGAGATGTTTTCAAGTTTGATTGGAAATCTTCGGGCAAATCACCAGCAACTTTAATCTTAAAGCTGTATGATTTTTTACCCTCGGCAAGATATTCTTTGAAAGTTTTCATAGTAGTATTTATGCTTTTCCGCTTAATTTTTTAATAAGATCGTTTCGATCAGTTATTACGTAGCCAACACCGTTAAGAACATCATTTGGATCTTCGTTATTGTCTTTATCTATCTTGTACTTTTTAAGCTGTAGATCTACAGCCTTTAGTTTTTTTTCAATCTTATTGGTTTTTGCAGTAATTGCATGTCCAAGCATTGAACTTGCAACTTCAAAAATTCGACTGCTATATCGTACTTCTACATTCATACCCAGATCCATTAGATCGTCATAGGCTTGTTCGGCTTTTGAAGCTAGATTTTCTAACTCGTTATCATCTAGATCGTCAAGCTCTTTGATCTGTGGCAGTCCGCGAGTAATTTCAGCTACCGCTTTGTAGCTATCGTCTAGGCTGCGTACTTCAGTATGGTCAACTTTTACTTCTGGAACAACTTCTTCCTTTGCAGGTTTTGATTCTTCCAAATTAAAAAGCTCTTCTAATTTTTTAGTCATACTTTACTTATTTCCGTTTGGAGCCTTGGTGAAAAATATCACCTTCGTTTACGATTCTAAATCGAATACCTTGTTGTTTGCACCATGCTTGTGCAGCTTCCCATTTGGCCATATTCTTAACATACTGTTGTTGATTGTATTGACTCTTTCCTACATTTTCCAACCGTGTTTGACTCAATGGTTTTACTTCAATGACCTCTGCATGTTTTTTACCGTTCTTGTCTACGTATACAATAAAAAAATCAGGAACATATATTGTATATTTTCCTGTTAATGGATCTCTGTATGGAATCTGTATGCTTTCACTAGCCCAGCTCTGTACACCCTGATGTTCGTCTAACATCTTCATGAAAATAAACTCCCAACTGCTACGAGCCAGTGGTTGTTTCTTTCCTACATATTTGTCGGCATTCTTAACTTCGAAACGCCCTTGTGCAAATTTAGCCATTATGCAAAAATATTTCTAGTTTGATTTAGTTTTTCAAATATATCAACTCGATAGCCTAATGTGCTGGTAGATGATCTGTTATTGTTAAGTATTTCAGCAACAACGGCACTAATTTGAACTCCGTTGAATGTTTTTAATGTGTCAATGATTTTAAAAACAGGAGTACCGTCAACTTTTGCTTGTTTTAATAATACTTGAGCAGTTAGTGTTGCGGCATCGTCATCAAACCCTCTGCTTTGAAAAAAAGCAATTGCCGCAGTTACTTCATTGGCACTAAATTCTAAAGGCTGCTGACCATATTGATCAAAAAATAATTTTGTGCCGGCTGCACTATCTTGTTTTACTGGTATTGGTAAACTAGGCATTATAAAAATTCTCCAAGGTCTTGGACGGGAGGTACTATTGATCGTTGTGTGGCTGGAGTATTGTCGATATTTCCAGAATTTTTAGGCAATACTAATCCTACTATTCCGCCAACACTACCTATAATTCCACTAATCGCTGCCGGACTACTTAAAACATTAATAGCTTCGTTCCGTAAACTTGCACCAGATAGTTTTCCAATATTCTTTGCGGTGTTCACTGCTTTTATGGCTGTCCCTAAAAATCCACCCACACTGCCAAATGCTGATCCGCCTGCAACGTCCCCGAATATACCTTCTAAACCATCTAGTACTCCGCCTTCACCTAATAGATTTCCTACGCCGCCACCTGCTACAGTCAACGGGCTAGGTACATTATCATAATAAAGATTGGCAAAGCCTTTGGGTGTGTCACGTGAAACATTTCCAGAACCGTAAACAACCGATTCGTATTCTATATTCATTGACATCTCATTAAACTCATTTGCCGAATAACCAGCATCACCGTGCTGCCAACTTGTTATTTTTGGATTGATTAGTTTATAACTTAAAAAACGTCTTCGACTCATAGTAAATATGGTAATAGAGTCAAAGAAGTCTACTGTTTTTCCTTGTCTGTCTAGGCTGTATCTAAAACCTTCAAATGCTGTTCCTGATGCCTGTAGGTTAGTTTTTGAAAATGCAGCTTCTGGATTATGTCGATCCTGTACATATGATCCCATATACAATGCCCATAACGCATTTATAACGCCAGCGGTATCGTCATGAAATTTCATGCTGATGCCTTCATAACTGAAGTTTTTATAAATTATGTGTTTTCTATTGTATTGATTTTTAGTGACTGTTTCAAATTTATACTTGGGTAGATCTGTACTTTTTATCAAATAGCCAATTTCATCAGCATGAGTGTTTGTAAATGTTGCAGATGTTAACACGCTCTTGTTAATTTCAAATTTCACATAGAACATGAACTTGCTACGAGGCATCATCCTGTAGCCGTTTTCTACAAACAATCTGCTAGCATGGCGCCAGCTGGCTAGGCCACCTTTAGGTGTTAGTAGGCCGTCTCCGACACCACCAAGAAATCTTGTGAATACATTTGACATACAATTATTTAGTCGTAAAAAAACCTGGAGTTTAATCCAGGTTTTTTAATAGTTAAAACTATTAACCGCGACCAGTTACTGATTCGCCAATAGTTCTTCCAACCAGTGCTCCAATACCACGCTCTGGGCCTGTACCGTTTGCACCTGCAAACTGAACAGCATTATCACACTTGATGGTTAGTGCTATAGACATTGGTTCGTTTGTTCCGTAGTTAGCTTCACCGTAGTTTACTTCAGAAACAAAACAACCATAAATTTCCCATTTTTCAAGGATGTTTGGTTCCAATGTTCCGTTGCCACCATCTAACATTTCGATGTTCATTTGGAATTTATAATCAATACCAGAACGTGCAGAAGCCTGTTCCATGAAATCGTATTGTTTCTGGATCTGTTGTCCAACAATCTTTTGCACCTGTCCGTTAGCATCATCACGAAGATTCAATGTAAAATCGCCCCACGATGGTTTACCAGCAAGTTTGACCTTTGAGTTGTAGATCTCAATTGTCATTTCTTCAAAAGTTACTGTTGGTCTAGTAACGTCAGAAACTTGTTTTGTTAATTCTGTACTAGCTTCAACACCAAAACCTAGCAATAGCACCCTAAAGCGATATTTTAGTTTTGGCATCAGCAGCGCAGTGCCGCTGTTGCCGTTTGAAGTAGGAACCGAAATTCTATTTAAGGAAGTTAGTGCCATTTTTAAATTTCTCCTGTATTCTTAATACGCAATGGAATGTAAATAAATTCTACCGCTTTTACTGGCTCAATAGCAATATCTACCCATAGCTCGTTGCGATCGACTCTTGCATTTGTGTTATTAGACTCGTCGCAAACTACTGCGAAGTCATATAGAGCACGTAAGCCTACCAACTCGATCAATAGACTCTCAACAGCGCCTTTAATCTCGTCTCGTGTAATCTTGTCATTTGGTTCAAAGATATAAGGACGAGCAAGTTTAGTCAACTGACTACGTAGATATACTGTTAAACGTGCTACGTTAATACGATCTAATGCTGATGCATTTCTTGCACGAGTCTTTTGACCGTACGCAACTAGACCAACTCCAACAAAGAATGGAATTGGATTAACTTTTAGATCATACAATGTATCGCGTTGACCTTCGTTCAATGCCACTGACTGGAATTCACCAGTTGCTGCATCAATGTAGCCAACGCCTGTTGCATTGGTAATACCACCACGTCTTGTACCTGCTGGTGCA